ACCTGCACTACGGTGCGAGCTACGCCGAGATCCGCCCTGGTGCTCGAGGTGCCGTATCGGAACTGTGGCCGCTGCACTCGTCTCGCATGGAAGCCGAGCGGCTGGAGGATGGGACGCTGCGGTATCGCTACCGTGAGCCGAGCGGCAGGCAGACGATCTACAGCCAAGACCAGATTTTTGCCCTGCGGTTCACGACCGAGGACGGCATTAAGCCGATCCCGACATACAAGATTTTCCAGAACGCCATCGGGCTGGCGCAGGCTTTGGAGGCCCACGGGTCTACGTACTTCGGCAACGGTGCCCGGCCCGGCATCGTTCTGGAGTCGGACAACCCTATCCCGGCCGAGGCGGCCGAGCGACTCCGCGAGCAGTGGGAGCGGATGCACCGTGGCTCTGACCGGGCGTTTCGCACGGCCGTACTTCCGAACGGCGTCAAGGCCCACGAGCTCAGCGGCAGCAACGAAGCGGCCCAGTTCCTTGAGACGCGGCAGTATCAGGTGATCGAGATCTGCCGGGCGTTTCGCGTGCCGCCCCACATGATTCAAGACCTGACCCGCTCGACCTACAGCAACATCGAGGTGCAGGGCACGGAGTTCGTCCAGCACTGCCTGCTGCCGCACCTGAAGCGGTGGGAAGCCGCCATAAGCCGCGACCTAATCGTGGATGACGAGATGTACTTCGCCGAGCACAGCGTCTCGGGCCTGCTGCGTGGCGATCATCAGAGCCGATCGGCCTACTACGTGTCGGCCCTGCAGAATGGCTGGATGACGATTAACGAGATTCGGGAACTGGAGAATCTGAACCCGATCGGGCCGGAAGGCGATCGGCACTTCGTGCAGCTGAACATGACCACGCTCGATCAGATGGGCCAGCAGCCGCCGGCACCGGAGCCGACGCCCGAGCAGCCAGCCGAAGTAGAAGACAGCCCGGCCGAGGACCAGGCCGAACAGGAGGACTCCACCGATGGAAATTGAACGCCGCGATTTCGCCTTTGAGGAAGACAACGAGCTGATCGTGGAAAGCCGGGCCGATGGCCGGGCCGCGATCATCGGATACGCCGCCGTGTACAACCGGCTTTCCCTCGACCTCGGCGGGTTCCGCGAAGAGATCCTGCCGGGCGCGTTCGACAAGATTCTGAACCGCCAGCGTGGTAAGGGCGACGTGGTGGCGCTGTTCAACCACGATAGCAACATCGTGCTGGGCCGTTCCTCGTCTGGCACGCTGGAACTCTCCTCGGACGAGAAGGGCCTGAAGTACGTGGTGACGCCGCCCGTGAGCCGGGCCGACGTGCTGGAGCTGATCCAGCGGCGCGACGTGCGCGGCTCATCGTTCGCCTTCACGGTGGACCCGAAGAATGAATCCTTCCGCACTGGCGAGGACGGCAAGGCCATCCGCCAGATCCGCGAGGTGTCTGGCCTCTACGACGTTGGGCCTGTGCTGAACCCGGCCTACCCTTCCACGTCTGCATCTGTTGCCATGCGTTCGTACGAAGCCTGGCTGGCAACGCAGTCGCAGCCTGAGCCCGAAGCTGTGGCCGCTCAGATCGTGAAGCGTTCCCTGGTCCGCGACGCAGCTGCTGCGTGGGCTCTGAGGCTTCGCCGTGTCTGACGCACGCTGCACCTGCGGCGAAAAACTTCGGTGCCGTTCCAGCCGTCCATGCGGTGACGAACGGCAGCGGTATCTACGCTGCCCAAGATGCGGCGCTCGGGCAGTGGCGTTTGTAAAAACAACACTTTCCGAGGTGCGGTTCTGCAAGGCTCCACGCCAGTAGTGGCAATGTGAACTCCAACGGCAATACCGCCGCAGGAGACGCACACCGTGGACACGCTCAGGAAGCTTCAGGACGAGGCGGCTGCCCTCGCCAACCGAATTGACGCCGTGCGGGCGATCGAGGCCGAAGACACAACGGCTCGTGATGTTGAGCTCATCGACCTAAACAAGCGTGCCGACGAACTGACAGCGAAGATCGACTTCGAGAAGAAGGTGGCCGAGTCGGCCAAGAACCTGCGGGCGGTGGTTGACCGCTGCGCCCCGGCCCCCGAGGCGACCGAGGAGCGGAGCGAAAAGGCTCGCATCGAGGCGGTGCCGTTCTCGGGCCGGCTGCGCGCGTTCCAGAAGGCTGAAGACGCCTACAAGGTTGGCATGTGGTTCAAGGCCAAGAGCGGCGATGCCGAGGCCCGGCGGTGGTGCCAGGACCACGGCGTTGAGACCCGTGCGATGGGCTCGGCCTCTGCCAACAGCGGATCCTCAGTCGTGCCGGACATCCTCTCGTCTGCGGTCATCAGGCTCGTGGATCAGTATTCCGCGTTTGCTCAGAACGCCACCAATGTGGCGATGCCGAGCGACGTGCTGCTGTTCCCGCGCCGCACGGGCGGCACGACGGCCTACTGGATCGACGAGAACGTGGCCATCACGGCCAGTGACCCCACGATGAACCAGGTGACGCTGACGGCGAAGAAGGTGACCGGGGCCGTGGTGGTTGCCAGCGAGCTGCTGCAGGACTCGATTGTGTCGATTGCCGACTTCATCGCGGCCGAGCTCGGGCTGTCGCTCAGCAACGCCGTTGAGGCGGCTGCGTTCAGCGGCAACCCCGCGAACGCTCCCGGCGTGGCCGGTCTTGTGACCAGCCACACGGGCGGCCTCCTGGCCTCGTCGGGTGCCACCTACGCCGCGTCGCTCGTGACCGCTGCCGGTGACACCCCCGACGAGGTGACCAAGGCCAACCTGCTCGCGATGATGGCGGCCGTGCCGCAGCACTCGCGTCAGGGTGCCAAGTGGTTCTGCTCGCCGTTCTTCTTCGCGACCTGCATGCAGGCTCTCGACCTGAACCAGGGCGGTTCGGTCGGCCTGTCGCAGGGCATGGGTCTGACCTTCCTCGGCAGCCCGGTGGTCCTCACCGATCGGCTCCCGAGCGGCGCGGATTCGACTGGTGCCATCATGGCGCTGTATGGCAACATGGCCAACAGTTCCTACTACGGCATCCGCCGGGGGATCGAGATCGCCTCGAGCGATCAGGTGAACTTCCTGAGCGACCAGACCGTGATCCGCGCGACGGCTCGCGTGGCCATCACGCACGCCAACCTGGGCTCGGCGTCTGTCGCCGGCCCGATCATCGGCCTGGTTGGCCTGTGAGCCTGACGGCTTGACAGGCATGCAACGCTAGGCGGGCGGCTCCACATGGGGCCGCCCGCTCGCGTTTGGAGGGCGCATGATTGTCAAGGTTGGTGGCACCGAGGCCGACATTCGGGTGGAAGCCATCCTGTCGATGCCACGGCTCTCGTTTACGGCCAACCACTTCGCCTGGGCTCAAGCCCTCATGCCGCTCGGCATTCGCCCCACGATGGGCACTGGTGCTTTTTGGGACCAGGTGAACACGCGGGTGATGGAACAATTCATAGACAAAGCCGAGTATCTGCTGACGATCGACTACGACACGTTCTTCACGAAGGAAGACGTGGAGCATCTTTTCGCTCTGGCGATGACGTTTCAGTGCGACGCCATCACAGGGCTACAGACGAAGCGGGAAGACGGCCGCCCGATGCTCACGCTGAAGGGCACGCTGGACAATCCGCCGAAGGACGGCACCACGAGCCTGCCTGCGTCGTGGTTTGCCGAGCCCGTGCAGGAAGTTGACACGGCGCACTTCGGGCTCACGGTGATCTCTACGGCGGCCTTGAAGCGTGCCAAGAAGCCATGGTTCTGGTCGAAGCCTGGGCCAGACGGCTCGTGGAATGAAGGCCGCGTCGATCCCGACATCTACTGGTGGCGGAACTGGCGCGAGAGCGGGAACCGTGTTTTCGTCACGCCCCGCGTGGTTCTAGGCCACGGAGAGTACGTAGTGACGTGGCCTGGCCGGGATCTCGGTAAGCCGGTTTTTCAGTGGACAACCGATTTCACGAACACGAGCAAGAAGCCGGAAACTGCATGGAGCGTGCCCCAGTGAAGAAAATCACATTTACCCGTGCGTGGCGGTCCTACCGTAAGGGCCAGAGCGTCGAGGTTGGCGGCGGCTTGGCAACGCAGCTGCTCGCCCAGGGCGTTGCCGTTGAAGACAACCAGCCGCGCCTGATTGAGACGGCAGCCGTCGAGCACGACGCCGAGACAGCCGACGCCACCCCGAGGAAACGCCGCCGTGCAATACCGAAGCCTGACCAGAGCGACGCAGCCAGCCGTTGAGCCGGTCACGCTCTCCGAGGCGAAGGCCCACTGCCGCATCGACGGGAACGATGACGATGCCTACGTGGCCAGCCTGATCACGGCGGCCCGCGAGTGGTGCGAGCAGTACCTCGACCGCTCGCTGGTCTACACGCAGTG